AGAGATAGAGTATATGGTGGATTGATGAATAGATTTAACCAAGAGAGATGGGCAGAGCTTGATCCTTTTATGGAGGTAGCACCTATTGTAGGTTTTGATTTCTATCATTACAGATCTAAGTTTTGGTTACATACTTACTTTAACTGGATATTACCTTACCATAATTATATAAAAGGCAATGAAGATTTCTCATACTTACATAGAAACAGTTGGGGTAAAGGTGGCCATAACAATCTACTTGATGGAGAGCAATGGAATGATTATCAAGGTGGTTTGATATTTGGCCTTAAACTTGGTAAGAATTTAGGATTATTCTTTGAAGGAGAATATGTAAAGTTTTGGGATAGTGAAATATTAAATAGTAGTATAGGTATTAACTATAGATTATGAGGTTAAAAGAGTTAGAGAAGGCAGTAAAGAAATATGCCAAATATGTAGTACAACAATCTAGAACCAATCTTAGCAAGAAAGGTAAAAGACTAACAGGTAAGCTATATGATTCTTTAGAACCTGAATTTGAATATGATAATAATAATAATTTCTTTGTTAAGTTCAAGATGGCAGATTATGGAGCTTTTGTTGATCAAGGAGTTAGAGGTACTGAAGCCTATTATGCAGATCAAGGTACTGCTAATAGCCCTTTTAAATTTGGTACAGGTACAGGTAAAAAAGGAGGCCTTACAAAAGGTATAGAAAATTGGATAAAACTAAAAAAATTTCAATTTAGAGATAGTAGAGGAAGATTTATGAGTTATAAGTCTATGCAATATATTATTGTAAATAGTATATGGAGGAAAGGGCTTAGAGCTACATTGTTTTTCTCTAATCCATTTGAGAAAGGTATTCAAAGATTTGGAGATGACTTCTTAAATGCTTACCTACTTGATGTAGAAAGAAATGTAATACTAGGTGTTAAAAAATAAGATATGGCTACAATACTTTTAAGATCTCCAAGATATGAATCATTAACAACTCCAAGTGGAGCAGTATCAGCTAAACTACAATTAAGTATTAATGGTGTGGTTAGATATACTATTATAAAGTCTTGTACAGCAGGTAGCCCAGTATTGTTTGAAATATCTGAACTATCTAGAGATTATCTTACTCCTACTATTACTCTAGATCCTGCTAGTTATCCTCAGAATGAAATAGGAATATCAAGAGTTATTAGTTTCCATAGTGCTGCAAATGCAGGAGGTAGTGTGGTAAGTGGAGGCAATACAGTAGCCCATAGAGGATTAGATGGATATGGTATTTTCTCTGAAGGTGCTAATCCAACTGCATCAGCAAACTCTTTTGCTTTTTCTCCTGATCATCAAAACAGTAACAATTATAAAATATATGTACCTGTAGGTAAAGGTGGTGCTTTCCAGTATTTTGATAGCAATGGAGAAATACAAACTCAAGAATTTACATCAGGAGATACTTCAGATAGTTTAGGATCTGTGGGTACAGTAACTATAAATAGAATAGACTGTACAAAATATGGATCAGGAAGAAAGATAGTATTTATAAATAAGTTTGGTGCATTACAAGAGTTATGGTTCTTTTTGAAAGCAGTACAATCTACAAATGTAAAATCAGATAACTATCAAAGAAATATTATTAGTACATCAGGATCTTATTCTACATTATCACATTCTGTAAAAACATTTGATAAACAAGGTAAACAAACTCATACTTTATCATCAGGCTTTTATCCTGAGTTTACTAATACTTGGTTTGAGCAATTATTATTATCTGAGTATGTATGGATGATAAGGCCTAAATATACAAATCCTTCTACAGATGAGGTAGTACCTGTTACTGTAAAAACAAGTAGCCTCACTCAAAAGACATCCTTAAATGACAAACTAATACAATATACCATACAATTCGAAGAGGCCTCTGATTATATTAATAATGTTAGATAATGCAGAAGTTACAATTATTCATAAGTAATACTAGGGTAGATTTATTTAAAGATGAGAGTGTATCTATAAATCAAACAATACAAAATGTAAGAGATATAGCTAAGATCTTTACAGAGTTTACACAAACATTTACAATACCTGCATCTAAAACAAATAATAAATTATTCAAGCATTATCATAATTACGATATAGTAAATACTTTTGATGCTAGAAGGAAAGAGGCAGCAGAAATACAATTAAACAATGTACCTTTCAAAAAAGGATTCATAAGACTAGAAGGAGTACAACTAAAAAAAAATAAACCATATTCTTATAAAATAACATTCTTTGGAGAAACAGTAAACCTAAAAGACTTACTTGGAGATGATGAATTATCAGCTTTAGATCTAAGTTCTTTTGATATTGATTATAGTTTTGGTAATATCAAAAACAAAATGCAAACAAGTACAGGTGGTTTTATTACTCCTCTTATTACTCATACTAGACAATTATATTTTGATAGTGGTGGTAATGTAGGAAATGGTAATCTTCATTATGCTAGTAGCAGCAGTTCTAATGGTGTGTTTTGGAGTGATCTTAAATATGCTATAAGGTTACACGAAATAGTACAGGCCATACAAACAAAATACAGTATTACATTTAGTAATGATTTTTTTGATAGCTCTAATGCAACTTGGTATAACTTGTATTTATGGTTACACAGAAAAAAGGGAGATGTAGAACCTGCTCAACAAGTATCAATGCAGTTTAGAACTGTAACTGGATTTTCTTTAAATAGTTCTCCTCCTGCTACTACAAGTGTATCAGGTAATGGAGTAAATGTATCATCAACTTATACTACTTATCCAAATACTATTCAAGGCTTTACTTTTACATTTATACCAACAACTACTGATCTATATACTATAAGAATTTTTAGGAATGGTTCTCAAATATTTCAAGCAGAAGATGTACAAAACACTCAATTAGTTTCTGAAAGTGATTTTACCCTAGCATCAGGTACATATACAGTTGCTATTGGTTCTACTAGTACAGTAACATTTAATGCAGGTAATGTAAGATTTGCAGTAAATGGGGAATTAGGTGGTCAAGATGATGGTAGTGTTAGCACTTGGAATGATGAGTGGAGATCTACAAGTCAAACAGTTACTGGTACTACATTTGAATTTAGAATAAATGAGCAAATACCTAAAATGAAAGTTATAGACTTTCTTACAGGCCTTTTTAGAATGTTTAACTTGACTGCTTTTATAAATGATGCAGGTACTATAGTTGTACAAAAATTAGATGATTTCTATGCTGCATCTTCCATTACTCATAATATAGATGAATATGTAGATATTAAAAGTAGTAGTGTAGATGTGGCTTTACCATTCAAAGAGATAGATTTTGCTTATAAAGGATTAGGTACATTTTTATCAAAACAATTTGAGCAATTAGAAAATAAAGGATGGGGTACTATAGAATATTCAGCAGATTCAACTTTTGATGCTCCATCTGATACTTATAAAGTAGAAATACCTTTTGAACATTTACAATATCAAAGATTAGTAAATGCAACTGGAGGTGCAAATACATCCATACAATTTGGATGGTTTGTGGATGATAACAAAGAATCCTTCTATGGATTACCACTTATATTTTATGCAATAAAACAATCTTCAAGTACAACTGCAATCAGTCTTAAAAATACAGAAACAAGTAATCAATCAATATCAAGTTATTGGATTCCAAGTAATTCAAGAGCAATATCAAGTTCTACCTCTACTGATAATATACATTTTGATTTAGAAGTTAATGAATATACAGGAGGATCTACTTTTACAGGTACACTTTTTGAAAATTGTTATAAGACTTATATACAAGATGTATTTAATGCAGGTAGAAGATTAACAAAAGTAAAAGCCAAGCTACCACTAAAAATTATATTTGATTTAAAATTGAATGATAAAATTTCGTTACATAATAGAAACTATAGAATAAATAGTATCAAAACAAATTTAACAACAGGAGATAGTAGTTTAGAATTATTGAATATAGTATGATAAAAAACATAATAGATTTATTGCAGGTTTGTGAAGGAGAAACTGAAAACATAAGGATAGCTCAGGGTAAATATGCTTTACCTATGACTTTTAAAAAAGCATATAAACAACTTAAAAATGAATTAAGATGGCAGTAACTGCAAGAGAATATGAATTAAAGCTAAGTGTAGCTGATGCAGAAAAAAAAGTTGCTGAACTTAATGAGCAATTAGAAATCCAAGAACAGGTAATAAAAGATCTTGAGAAGGCCTCTTTTAAATATAACAAAAGATTAGAAGATACTGTTAAGATTCAAGATAGGGGTGCTTTAAAAAAAAGAATAAAACAAATAAAGGCAGAGATAGCTGATGAGAAAAAAGGATTACAAGATCTTACAAAACAAAGAAAGAAAGCAAATGACCAGTTAAAAGATTCTCAAAAAAGTGCAAGAGATTATTCAGGGGTAGTAGGATTATTAGATCAGCAAACAGGTGGTTTAATTAGTAGAACTCAAGGTTTTACTGGAGCTTTAGGTGCAGCGACAAAAGGTTCTAAATTACTTAGAATAGCTTTACTTGCAGTACCTTTAATTGCAATAGCTGCTGCAATAGCAGGTGTAGCAAAAGCATTTACCTCCTCAGAAGAAGGCCAAAATAAATTCAGAAGATTTTTTACTCAGATCCAAGCAGTTATAGGCAATGTATCTGATATACTAGCAGATTTTGGTAATGTAGTTCTTAATGTTTTTACTGGTAATTTTAAAGAAGCAGGTAAGGCCTTAGAAGAAGTTAGGCAGGGTATAGCAAACTTTGGAGAAGAAACTAGAAAGGAGATAAAAATTGCAGGAGAGTTAGCTGATAAAAGAGCAGAGGCAGATAAACTAGAAAGACAATTATTAATAGATAGAGCAGAAGCTACTAGAAAATTTAATGAATTAAGAGAGAAAGCAGCAGATAAAGAAAATGTATCTATTGAAGATAGAATAGAGGCATTGAAAGAAGCAGGTAGAATAGAGGCAGAAATAACTGATGCTGAAATAAAGGCTGCTCAGTTAAGGCTAGATGCTAAGGTAGCAGAAAATGCTTTAGCTGATTCCACAAAAGAGGATCTAGATGAAGAGGCAGCATTAAGAGCAAAACTTATAGAACTTGAAGCCTCAAGATTAAAGAAACAAAAAACACTTACTGCTGAGATTACTACTAACCTTAGAGAGGCAAAAGCAGAAAGGAAAGCAGAAGAGGCTGCTGAGAAAGCAGAACAAAAACAAAAAGATGCAGAGGAATTAGCAGCAGCAAAGGCCTTAGCAGAATTAAAAAAACAAATAAGAGATGCTACTGCAATTTCTGAACAAGAAAGAAGAGATCTAGAATTAGTCAAAATAGATGAGCAGTTTCAAAAACTTATTACTCAAGCTGAAGAACAAAACTTAGTAACTGATGAATTAGAGGCAGCTAGAAGAGAAGCAGTCAAAGCAAAACAAGATGAGTTTGATGCTGAGGATGAAGCAAGAAGAAAGGCCAATGCAGATAAGATAAAAGCAGAAAAAGAAAAAGAACTTGCAGAAGAAGAAAAAATAGAAGCACAAAAAAGAGCTACTAGAGAAAAAACATTTGACAATGCAGTCTTATTAGCAGGTGCTGAAAGTAAAGTAGGTAAAGCATTATTAGTAGCAAAACAAATATTATTAGCAAGGCAATTAATCTTAGATGCTAAAGAGCAAATATCTAATGCTAAAAAAAACCTGACTACTGCTCAAACAGATACTGCAGGTGCAAGTGTAACTTTAGGTAAAGGTGCTGCTAAAGCAGCAAGTGCAGCTCCTCCTCCTTTTAACATTCCTTTTATTTTAAGTTTTGCTGCAACTGCTTTTGGTATTGTAAGTGCAATAAAATCAGCAGTAGGTGCTACCAAGAGTGCAGCAGCAGCAGCAGGTGCAAGTGCAGGTGGAGCTATAAATATAGAAGCTCCTAGTGTAGCAGCAGCAGCACCAACAATAGAATCTACTCCTCCTGATGTTACAGGAGTTGGAGGATCAGGTGTTAGTCAAATAGCTGAGGCTTTAGGCAATCAGCAACCAGTACAGGCCTTTGTAGTAAGTAATGATGTAACTACTGCTCAGGGCTTAGATAGGAATATAATAGATGGTGCATCATTATAATACAAAATATAATTTTAAACTCGTTATTTAATTATGAAGATAGTAGAATTAGTCTTAGATGAAGATCAAGAAGTAACAGGAGTTGAGGCAATCTCAATAGTAGAAAATCCTGCAATAGAAGAAGATTTTATAGCTCTTAAAGATCAAGAGATTAGATTAGCTGAAATAGACAAAGAGAAAAAAATATTGATGGGTGCTTTATTAGTACCTAACAAACCTATATACAGAAAAAATAAAGATGGAGAATATTATATATATTTTTCAAAAGAAACAATAGAAAAAGCCTCTCAGCTATATTTAAAAAAAGGACATCAAAGTAATTCTACCTTAGAACATAATCACGAAATCAATGGCCTTACTTTAGTAGAAAGTTGGATAGTAGAAGATGAGAAACTAGACAAATCAAGAAAGTATGGATTTGATGTACCTGTAGGTACTTGGATGGGATCTGTAAAAGTAGATAATGATGATGTATGGAATGAATATGTAAAAACTGGTAAAGTAAAAGGTTTCAGTATTGAAGGATATTTTGCAGATAAAATGGATGTACCAAAAAGCAATAAAGATGAACTTGCAAAAATAGAAGAAGAAGAAGCAGAGTATATGCTTAATATTATAAAAGGCATTATTAAAGATGATGCAAGATTTAAAGATGGTAAGAACTTAGTTTTAGAAAGTTTTTCAGATTATCCTGATGCAGTAAAGAATAATGCAAAGAGAGGTATAGATCTTAATAAAAAAGTAAATAATAAATGTGCTACAGATGTCGGTAAAATAAGAGCATCTCAATTAGCTCAAGGTAAGCCTATAAGTGAACAAACAATAAAGAGGATGTATTCATTTTTGTCAAGAGCAGAAGAATACTATAATGCAGATGATAAGGAGGCCTGTGGCACTATATCTTACTTACTATGGGGAGGCCTAGCTGCTAAGAGATGGAGTGAGGCTAAACTTAAAAAACTAGGTAAACTAGAATTATATAGCCAAGTGGTAAATGATGAGTTTGCTATTATTGATGATAGACTAGCTTATTCTACAGAAGAGAAAGCCAAAGAGATGGCTAGAAATATTGGATGTGAAGGAATACACGAACACGAGTTTGAAGGTAAGACTTGGTATATGCCTTGCGAGTTTCATATTAAGGATGATATGAGTAAACATAAAAAATGTCCTATGGGATATAAAAAAAAGGATGGTAAGTGTGTTAAAGAAAGAGACAATTATGCAGAAGTAGGAGAAAGAGGAGGTATTAGAAAAAGTCCTAAAGCTCCTAAATCAGATACTCCTAATCCAAATCCAAAAGGCAAAGGAACTGCAAAAGGAGATGCCTCAACAAGTAGAGGAGCAAAAGTATCAAAAGCTGATGAAGCTACTTTACAAAAAAAGGCAGATGACTTTAATAAAAGATATAAAGATAAATTAGGATATGGTGTTACAGTAGGCCAACTTAAATCAGTATTTCAAAGAGGTTTAGGTGCTTTTAATGTTTCACATTCTCCTAAAATTAAATCAGCATCAGCTTGGGCATTTGCAAGAGTTAATGCTTATATGTATTTAGTAAAAAATGGTAGGCCTCAGAATCCCAAATATAAATCGGATAATGACTTACTACCTAAAAAACATCCTAAAAGTGGTAAATAAAAAAAATTATTTTCCAAGTAGAACAAGCCCTCTTGGAAGCAGAAGAGCTTGTTATTGTAAGGATAGAAATACCTATTCTATTGAGTGTTGTGATGGATCACTATTTGCTCAAGGTATAGGTGTAATTAATAGGGTAGCATCCTGAAAATGCAAAATTAAATTTAATAATCGTTAATATAGTAATTATGAAAAGTAGTGATATGCTTAATAAAATTAAAACTATCCTAGACATTCAAGTAGATCTTGAAGATAGGAAACTAGAGAATGGTACAGTAATAACTGCTGAAACATTTTCTAATGGAAAAGAAGTATTCATCAAAACAGATGATGAAAAAGTAAAAATGCCTATTGGAGAATATGAATTAGAATCAGGAGAGGTTCTAGTTGTAAAAGAAGAAGGCCTTATTGAAGAGTTAAAAGAAGCCAAAGAAGAAGGGCTTGAAGAACACGAAGAAAAAGAAGATAAGGAAGAAATGAAATATGTTACAAGAGAAGAGTTCAGAAAAGAAATGGATGAACTTAAAAAACATATTGAAGATATGATGGATCACAAAGAAGAAGAGAAGAAAGAAGAAGAGGAAAAAGTTGATGCAGAAGAAAAACTATCTAAGGATGAGGAAGTCAAAGCAGAAGAGATAATCAATGAAGAGTTATCAAAACCTGCTACTGAGCCAATCAAGCATAGCCCTGAAACAGGAAGTGCTAAAAGAGCAAGTGGTTTCCAATTCTCAGAAAGCAGAGCAAAAACTGTAAAAGATAGAATTTTAGAAAAATTAAATAACCTATAAATATAAATAAAAATGGCTTTAAGTATAACAAGTAATTATGCAGGTCAATGGGCAGGTAAATATATAGCTGCTGCATTGTTATCAGGCGATACAATCGCAAAAGGTGGTATAGAAGTATTGCCTAATATTAAATATAAAGAGAACATCAGCAAGATGGCAGTATCAGGTATTATTGCTAATGCTAGTTGTGATTTCACATCAGCAGGTAATATAGCTCTTACTGAAAGAGTTTTACAACCTGAAGAGTTCCAAGTAAACAATGAGTTTTGTTTAACTCCATTCGTAAGTTCGTGGGAAGCCGCAGAGCTTGGGTTCTCATCTTACGAAAAAATGCCTAAGAAATTTAGTGATTTTCTAATTGCAGAAGTAGCTGCTCAAGTAGCACAAAAAACTGAGCAATCTATTTGGAATGGTGCTAATGGTAATGTAGGAGAGTTTGATGGTTTTGTAACATTATTCAAAGCAGATTCAGATGTAAATGATATTTCAGGTACTACTGTAACTTCTGCTAATGTAATTGCAGAAATTGGTAAAGTAGTAGATGCTTGTCCTTCTGCTTTATATGGTAAAGAAGATTTATACTTGTATGTATCTAAAAATGTAGCAAAGGCATATATCAGAGCTTTAGCTGCTCAAGGTGGTGGATATGAGAATAGAGTTAATATGTGGTATTCAATGGATCAGCCACTAACTTTTGATGGTATCAGTATTTTCCTAGCACAGGGATTAAATGATAATCAAATGGTACTAGCTCAAAAATCTAACCTATACTTTGGTACAGGACTATTATCAGATCATAACTTAGTAAAAACTCTAGATATGGCTGATTTAGATGGATCACAAAATGTAAGAGTAATTATGAGATTTACTTCAGGAATCCAGTATGGATTTGGTAGTGAAGTAGTTTTATACGATCCTACAGTATAATAAATTTTAACAAAGGGTAGGTATTAACCTGCCTATCCTTTTTGTTTAACATTTTTAAAAAAATAATAATATGGCTTGTACATTAACAACAGGAAGAAAATTACCTTGTAAAACAGGATTTGGTGGAGTAAAAAAAGTTTACTTTGCTGACTTTGGTACACTAGGTACTGTAACTGTAGATGCAGATGGTACTATATCTGCTTTTTCAGGAAGCCCTGCTTTTTTTGAGTTTGATGTAAAAGGTAACTCTTCTTTAGAATCTACAGTAAATAGTTCTAGAGAAAATGGTACTACATTCTTTGCACAAACCATTAATCTTACATTGCCATTCTTAGATAATGCTACTCAGCAAGAGCTACAACTAATTATAGTTTCTAGGCCTCACGTGGTAGTAGAAGATTACTTAGGAAATCAATTCCTTTGTGGTATAGAGAATGGATGTGAAGTAACAGGAGGTACAGTAGTAACTGGAGCAGCAGCAGGAGATCTATATGGATTTACACTAACTCTTGAAGGTCAAGAGGAAAAAGCACCTGCTTTTGTAGATGCAGGAGTTATAACTGCTAATGCAACTCAGATTACTCCTAACTAATAATATATCTAATTTTAGTTTAATTTAAGAAAGCACTCTTATCAGGGTGCTTTTTTATTTTACAAATTAAATTAATTAATTCGTTATATAAGCAATGATAGTAATAAACACAGGAGCAGGTCAATCATTTAAAGTTATTCCTAGAGAATATTTAACTGCATTTCAAACAGAAATTAGAGATAACCTACTTAATAAAAAATTCACTTACTTTATTAGTGATCCAACTAGAGTAGGAGATTTTCTAACTTTTGATGGAACTTTTGTTAATAATGCAAGTGAACTTGCAAGTATATTTAAAGAAGCAAGATATTATGATTTTGATCTATTTGCAGATTTTAATTTTTGGAATATGAACTTAAGTTTGTGGCAGATGTATGATGAGATTTGGCAAACAGATAGCAACCAAAAAGAAAGAATTTATAAAGATAGATTATTTGTAACAGATCAAGATATTGACCAATTAAATGACAATGACCATTATAATATTAATAAGGATGTATATATCACAAATGATTCTTACAATAATGAGTATATTGTAATATGAAAAAAAGATTAAGAAATAAATTAGGGCAATTTACAAAACACTCTAAATCAGAGGTAAGTTTTGTAAACTTAAATAGTTATACTGCTCCTGAGATTAAGGAAGTAGTAAATAAAGATTTTGTAGAGTATGGAGAGGATAATAATTATTTTCAATATCTCATAGATAGATATAATGGATCTCCAACAAACTCTGCTGCTATCAATGGCATATCTCAACAAATATATGGTAAAGGTTTAGATGCTACAGATGCTAACAAAAAACCTGAAGAGTATGCAAAGATGATTACTCTTTTAAAACCAAATACTGTTAGAAAATTATGTTATGATCTAAAATTAATGGGGCAATGTGCAGTACAAGTAATATACTCAAAAGATAGAAAAAGTATAGCACAATTAGAACACTTACCTATAGAAACACTAAGAGCTGAAAAAGCAAACAAAGAAGGAGAAGTAGATGCTTATTACTATTTTAAAGACTGGGAAAACATAAAACAGTCAGATGAGCCTAGAAGAATACCTGCATTTGGTAAAAGCAATGAGGCAATAGAAATAATGTACATTCAACCATATTCAGCAGGATTTTATTATTATTCTCCTGTAGATTATCAAGGTGGTATTCAATACTGTTTACTAGAAGAAGAAATATCTAACTATCACATCAATAATATACAACAAGGCCTCAGCCCTTCAATGTTAATTAATTTTAATAATGGTATTCCAAATGAAGAAGAGAGAAGATTACTTGAACATAAGATTGCACAAAAATTTAGTGGATCTAGTAATGCAGGTAAATTTATATTAGCCTTCAATGATAACAGAGATGCTCAAGCAGAGATAACTCCAGTACAATTATCAGATGCTCATCAACAGTATCAATTCCTTAGTGAAGAGAGTACAAAGAAGATTATGTTAGCTCATAGAGTGGTTTCTCCAATGCTTTTAGGTATCAAAGATAGTACAGGTTTAGGTAACAATGCAGATGAGATTAAAACTGCTAGTTTGCTTTTTGACAATACTATCATAAGGCCTTTCCAAGAGTTACTTATAGAACACTTTGATAAGTTACTTGCATTTAATAACATAACCTTAAATCTTTATTTCATTACATTACAACCTCTAGAGTTTACAGAAATAGATACAGATGTACAAGATGATGAAACAATAGAAGAAGAAACTGGTATCAAACAAGAAGATCTAAGTAAGCAGCCTGATCTCTCAGATGAACAGGCAGAAGATATACTAGGATCACTTAGAGAGAGTGGTACAGTAATGGATGAAGAGTATGAGTTTGTAGATGAACTAGATGAGGAAAGTGATATAAGCAATGAAGATTGGGCTAATTATCTTATCAAAGAAAAAAAGAGTACACTATCTAAGATAAGAGAGTATGTAGGATTAGAAAGCTCAAGTAATAAAAATGTAGGAAGTTTAAGAAATGGAAGTGCATTTAGTTACTTAGATTCTAAAAATGGCTTATATAAAATTCGTTATAAATATGCTATAGGATCTAGAGCTGCAATGAAGAAGGGAAATAAATCTAGGCCTTTCTGTGAAGAGATGATGAATCTATCAAGAGAAGGTATAGTATGGAGAATAGAAGATATAGATAAAGCTAGTTTTAGAGAAAGAGTAAATGTAGAGTTTAGGCATAAAGGTAAGCCTTATGATATATTTAAGTTTAAAGGTGGGATATATTGTAGGCATAAATGGGTAAGAGTTTTGTATAGATTAAAGCAAGGATCTGAAGAATCAGAAAATTTAGCAGAATATAAGAAAACAAGAACTATCCCTAAGAGTTATATAAAAAATCCTAGAGGTACAAAAGAAAGTGAAAAAGCACCTTTTAATATGAAAGATAAAGGAGCATATCCTAAGTAAGATTATGGCAGTAGCATTATTTATAAAACCTGAAGATGTATTAAGAAATTCAATAATGGATGGCAATATTGATTTGGATAAATATATCCAATTCATAAAGCTATCTCAGCAGATAGACATACAAAACATTACAGGTACTTCGTTATATGATAAGATAAGTACATTGATTACTTCAGGAGATATAAATCTAAGTGATAATGCTAAGTATAAAACATTATTAAATGACTATATAGCTCCTATGTTAATTTGGTATTCGCAAGTAAATATAATTCCATTTATTGCATATCAGATAAGGAATGGAGGTATTTTCAAGCACTCATCAGAAACTGCTGAAACAGTTTCAAAAACAGAGGTAGATTATTTAGTAGAGAAAGCTAGAACAAATGCAGAGTGGTATAAAAGAAGGTTTCAAAGTTATATGGATTTTAATCAAAGTAACTTTCCTGAATTTACAAACAATAGCAATGATCAGATTTCTCCCTCAAATGAAGAAACTTTTAATGGATGGGTATTATGAAATATAAACCAAAAAAAAACAATATAGAGAAGTTAAAAACTTTTTTGAATGAAAAAAAGAATAAAAATATAAAAAATACAAATGGCAAGTTTATTAAACACTAAAATCAGTAATACTTATGTAGGCCTTATCAAAACTCTTGATAATGCAGTAATCAGCTCTTCTCTTAAAGAGTTATCTGATGGATCAGGTAATGCTACAGGTATTCATATAAACAATGCAGGAGATCTAAAAGTAACTAACATATTAGAGTTTGGTAGCTTAAAAGATACAGGGGAAAACATTACTATATCTAAATTTGTGGATGCAGCAGATGGTATAGGATCAAACAATAATGATACAACTATACCTACTTCAGCAGCAGTTGCAACTTATGTAGCAGCACAAATTACTTTAGAAGATTTAGATTTTAGTGGAGATAGTGGTACAGGATCAGTAGATTTAGATAGCCAAGTATTTGCAGTAGTAGGTACTGCTAACGAAATAGAAACCTCAGCAGGTAGTCAGCAATTACAAATAGGCCTTCCTAATAATGTTACAATAAGTGGCAATTTACAAGTTAATGGACTTTTAAAAGGTAATAATAATATAGTTATAAAAGATACATCTGATAGAACTATGGCTGCTTTTTATGGTGGAGATAAGGTAGAGTTATACTTTAATGATAGTAAGAAGTTTGAAACAACAAGTGGTGGTGTAACTGTTACAGGTGGAATTACTGCAACTGGTGGCTCAGTATTTACAGGTGCTACATTTAGTAGTGATGTAGATTTTGCAGATAATGCTAAAGCTAGATTTGGTGCAGGTAACGATTTACAAATTTTTCACGATGGTTCAAATTCAAGAATAAACGAAACAGGAACTGGTAATTTAATAATACAATCTACTAATTTTCAATTATTAAAAGGAGATGGTGGAGAATTTATAATGCAAGGTATATCTGATGCAGAGGTAAGTTTATATTATGATGGTTCTAAAAAGTTTGAAACAACTAGCACAGGAGTAACGGTTACAGGCAATGTAGCAGTTGGCGATGGTAGTGAAAGTAGTCCTAGTATTACTTTTAGTGGCGACACGGATACAGGTATATATAGGACTGCATCAAATGCAATAAATTTTGGAACTAATGGTGCTGAAAGAATGCGACTTACAAACACAGGTCTAGGCATAGGCACCCAAAGTCCTGCATATAAAATTGACATATCAGGTACTTTAAGAGCAACAGGAGAAAGTACATTTACATCAAATTTATTGTTTCCTGATAGTTCTAGAATAAAACTGGGTACTGGCGAGGATTTACAAATTTTCCATAATGGAACAAATAATTATATAGAAATCAATAATGGACATTTTTATATTACAAATTTCTCAGATGATAAAGATATTGCATTCTTTACAGATAATGGTGCAGGTGGAACGACAGAATTTTTAAGATTTGATGGTGGAGATGTTAGAACTGTTGCAAGTAGAGAAATCAGAACTATTGATGGTGTCGCTTTTAAAGCAGGTGCTAGTGGAGATTTAGGCATATTTCACGATGGTACAAACTCAAATATTCAAAATCAAACAGGCGATTTTAATATATTCACAGACAGTGGCAATATGTTTATTTATAACAATGCAACTGATGGAAATGTTTCGTTTCAAACTGATGATGGTGCTGGAGGCACGACTGAATATTTTAAACTCAGTGGTAGTTTAGTTTTAAATGAATTTAGTCAACATACTAGAGCAATAGATGGTAAATTTTTAGGTGTTGGTAATTCTACTGACCTTTATATGCTTCACGATGGAACGAACTCGCATATTAAAAATGGTACAGGTAATTTAACCATTGAGCAACAAGTAGATGATGGAGATATTATATTAAGGTCAGACGATGGTTCAGGAGGTACTACTGAATATTTTAAAATATCAGGAAGCACAGAATCTATAATAACAAGTAAGTCTAATTTTTTTGGAGATAATGTAAAAGCAATTTTTGGTGCAGGTTCAGACCTACAAATATTTCACAATGGAAGTCATAGTTTTATACAAGATATAGGCACAGGAGATTTAAGAATATTATCAAGCAAAGTTGAAATATTTAATGCATCAGCAAGTGAAACGATGGCTAAATTCACAGAGGATAGTGCAGTTGAACTCTATCACAATGGTAGCAAAAGGTTTGAAACCACAGCAGGTGGTGTTGTTGTAACAGGAACTTTAGATACATCTAATACTATTGTAGCTACAGGTGGTAATATTAGGGTTGGAAGTGATACAGGTAAATTTATGGCAGGTGCTTCTAATGACTTGCAAATTTATCACGATGGTACTAAATCTGTAATAGAAGATACTGGTACAGGAGATTTACATATTATTGGAGATAATGATATAGTATTTAAAGATGGTAGTGGAAATATATTAGCAAATATGAATGCTATAAATTCTGTTGAATTAAATTTTGCAGGTTCAAATAAATTTGCAACTACAAGTTCAGGAGTTAGTGTTACAGGTAATATAGTATTAACAGGCGATACAATTACAAATAATAATTCATATTATGAAAGTAAAACGACAGGCGGGGGAAGTATTAGATTAATAGGTATAGATAACAATGACGCTATATATATTGGCTCAATAGATAGTGGAGCAGACAATGTATATATCAGAAGTGCAGGAACAAATGCAATATCTATTGATAGTTCGCAAGATGTTAGTTTAGCAGGTAGCTTAACAATAGCACAAGATTTAACAGTCAATGGTACAACTACAACTGTAAATACATCTACACTAGCAGTAGAAGATCCTCTTATATCTATGGCAAAAGACAATTCAGCTAATTCAGTAGATATTGGTTTCTATGGTAGGTATAATGATGGTACAGATAGATATACAGGATTATTTATGGATGCTTCAAGTGGTACAGAAGTATATAGATTATTTAAAGGACTTACAACCGAGCCAACAACTACTGTGAATTTATCAGGTACAGGATATACAGCAGCAAGTTTAATAATTGATGGTTTAACAGCAGGGAATATTACTGCAAGTGGAGATATAAGTATTGCTTCAGCTCAAAAATTATATTTTGGTGGTGGTAGCCATACATATATAAGTGAAGATATTGATGATAGGTTAAGATTTTTTGTAGGTGGTGCTGAGTTTATGAGGTTTACAGAGGATGGTTCTGATACAATAAATCTTTATAAGGATGCAACTTTTGCAGGAGATGTAACTGCAACTTCTAAAAAGTTTATATCAACAAGTTCATCAAGTGGAGATTATGTTAGATTATATGCAGGTAGTGGAACTGCTCAATGGGATATATATGGTAGTGGAGAAAATTTAAGATTATCAGAAAACTCAAGTGGTGGTGGTATATTTCAGGTAGATTCAGGTGCAACTTTTGGTGGTTCAATAGCATCTAAAGAAATATCAATAAAACAATCAGATGACTCAGGTTTTGATGCAGGTTTAATTATTGAACGAAGTGCTAACACACAAAAACTTGTTATTGGTATGGATGGTGGTGCTGTTAATTTTAATAGCCCTGATGGTTTAACTTACAAGTTTAGAAATAACGGAACAGAAAAAGCAAGTATTGATGGCTCTGGAAATGCAACTTTTGCAGGTAGTATAATTGGCACATCAGCACAATTTATAGATACAAGCAATCCTGATGGGGGTAGTGGTACAGGAGAGGGTGGCTCTGTTATTATTGAAGGCAGGAGAGATGGAACAGCTAATTTGTTATCATTAAGGTCAAGAGATGCTTCAGCACCAACAGTAGCCTTACCAAATGGTCAAGGTGGATTAATAAGATTTCAAGGATTTGATGGAACTGATTTTGCACAAATGGGTGCAATAGCTGTAGTAGCAGATGGTCAAGCTGTAGCTAATAATGATGCACCTAGTAAAATGATATTTTATACAGTTGCTGATGGTGGCGAAGCTTTAACAACAGCTCTTACACTAGATAAATCACAAAATGCAACCTTTGCAGGAGATGTAACTTTATCAGGATTTATTGACCAAAATGGTTCTAGTCCTAATTTATTTACTGGTAATATAAATATAGATAATGCAGCACCTATTATACAAGCAAATTCTTCTAATGCTGGTAGTGGATTAAGAATGAATATAACTGGTTTAGATGCAGATGGAGATACTTTATTTAGAGTACAAGATACAAATACAACTAGGTTTACAATAAATAAAAATGGAAATGCAACTTTTACTGGAGATGTAACCTCAACAGGGGGAACAATAAAAATAGATGCATCAGGAAGTGGAGAATTTATTGTAGACAGAGGAAATGATACAAGTGGTGCAGTTCTTGAATATCATACTGCTGGAACAATAAAATGGTTTCACGGATTAAGAGGTAATTCAACTGATGACTTTTTCTTATTCAATTACGGAACAGGTGCAACTGCTCTACAAATTGAATCTTCAAATTCAAATGCAACTTTTGCAGGAACAATTTCTTCTACTGATTTAACTACAGTAAATAAATCTAATTCAGGTGCACAGGGTGGAAGTTTACTTTTAAGAAATGCAGCAGGTGGAGCTGGTGCTCACAATAGAATATATTTTGCACCAACAGCAAGTTCTTATACAACTCGTTCTTGTATTATAGAAGGACAAAATGCAGATGGCAATAATAATATGGCTCTCATATTTAAAACAAGTAATGGTGCTGATCCAACAGAAAAGTACAGAATAGATAGTAGTGGCCATACATTTAAGTCGCTTACAGGAAGTGGTCAAGCCTGTGATTTACGTTTACACTCTACTAATACAAGTGGTTTTGGAAGCACTTATGCAATAAAATCAACTATAAGAAGTGTTGTAGATGATAGCAGTAATGCCCATAATTCTAAATTACAATTTTTTGTAAATAATACAAGTGGTAATCTGACTAATGCTTTTACAATACAAGAATCTAGTGCAACTTTTGGAGGGCAAATTAGTGCCTCAGCAGGTGGTTTTAGTACCACTTCAAATGTAAATTCCACAGGAGATGCAGGTGTAAATATAGCTAATGGTGCAAGATTAGGTTTTGATCAATCAGGAACTAGAAGTTGGACTATTAATGCAGCTAGTGGAAATCTTAACATTAA